TGTCATCGCCTTCCCCTATTTCACTCAGCCGAAGCCCCGACGAGATTGCCTTTTTCGTCGTGCTTGAAGTTGATGCTCTTGGGCTTGATCGTCTGCATCGCGTTCAGCACTGCTTGCTTCACGATTTCAGACATCATCGTGGCGTCGACGTTCTTTGCCTGTGCGTCGCTGCGAATTTTCTCGCGTTGCAGAATGGTGCTGCCCTTGACCTGTTCGAGCTTGAGTTGATTCTGCAACTCGGCGTTCATCTGATCCTGGTGGGCTTGTGCTTGCGACTGCGAAGCCGAATCGATTTCTGCATCGTCGGGCACCACGTCGACATCGAAGTCCATTGACTGAGCTGTCTCGCGCAAGAGAGCCGCGCGGCCCTTGTTCCCCAGGATCGCAGCATCGATCGGATTCGCCGTCATGCCCAGGAACTGGATGCGCCGCTGCTGCGCGGATTCCTTGATGAGAATCGCCGCGGCGCCCCACGGCACCACGGTGCAATCACCCTTGTTCCGCGGATCGGGGTTGTAGAGCATCTCGTTGATGAAGGTGTCGTACACCGAGGGCGCGATCACACCCATGTCGATGTTGCTGATGCCGCGACGCAAGCCTTTCGCGGCGTTGTTCATCAGCATCGACAGGCCGGTGGCGGTGTCTGCGCTGCCGCCGGCACGCTCGTTGCCGTAGGTGTACCGCGGGATCCCCGTCGCATCGTCCGCGCGTATCTCCCACTTCTCCAACGCGATCATCAGCGGCGCCGATCTATCGTCCGGCTGCACGAAGCCAATGCCCGGGTTGACGCCTTGAGAGGGGTCGCTCTTGAGCTGCCACACACGCCACGGAACCACCGCCAGCGAATCTTCGCCCTGAGCAAGCCGATCGGTATGCACCCACACCTGCGGCCCGCTCGCGATCGAGAAGTTGTCTGCCGATGCACTCGCGATGGCATTGCACATGCGTTGCGGTGTGTCTGCCAGTTCGGGAATCGCGCGCCCCCAGAAGGCACCCGGTATTTCGTCGTAGCACGCCTTGCGGTATGGCCGATGGCCAAGAGGGTGCGAATTCAATGCCGCATAGAGCACATAGTTGCCGCATAGCAGCACATTGCACTCGTACTCGCGGGTCATCTCCAACGGCTTTCCGTCCTTGTCGGAGACGCCCCAACTGATGAGTTGCCATCCAGGCACCGAACCCCAGAAGTTCAATGCATCGATGATGCCACGCGGCGACAGCCACATATACAGCGTGTCTTGCTCAAGCCGCTGTCGCTCGGATTCCTGCCACATCCAACTCTCAAGACGCCCGTTCGAGTAATCCATCAGCGCCTTGTCGATCTCGTCGTCCCTGTATCCTTCCAGGCCCTTTAGATCGTGCAAGCTGCTGCGCCGAAAGCGCACGCGCTCAATGAAGTCGCCCGTCTGGCAGTCGGTGGCTCCCGGCGCGGGGTAGGCATCGAACGGGCTGACGCGTTCCCACACCTGCTTGGGGTCGTCGGTGACGACAGGCTTGAAGCCGGGGCCCCACGAGAGCACCTTGCGCCGCTGGTAGATGGGCCCCTTCAGCAGCGCCGCGGGGTATGTGGAGAAGTCCTCGACGAAGCCATCCATCGCAACATCAAAACCACCCTCGGACATGCGATCTGCGACCGCATCCTCCATGTTCTGGGCTTTTTCGTTTGCGATGCGTTTCACCGTCTTCTCGGCATCTTCCCGAAGTTTCTCACCCAGCTCGCGCACCGTGGAGCGAAACTCATCGGGGCCCATGATGCCGCCGCCGGCCTGCGCCGTCTGCTGCAATACCTGCTGGGCCTGCTGCAAGGCGCGAGACACGATCGCTTTCTTGAAGCTCTCCGGCAGATCGGGCAGCGAGGTGGGCATGAGCTTGAATGGCCGCTCGGGCCCGGGAGGGAGCACTACCTCGCGAATCCACGCGCTGCCCGCACGGCTCTTCACGTCGGTGAGCGGCACCCACACCATGTTGCCGCCGCCTTGGTTGTCCTCGGTGTAGCGCGCGATCTGCTCGGGGCTGTAGATGCCCTGCCGAGCGCGCAGACAGTTCACCAAGCGCCGGCTAACCTTGTCCTTGTAGAGCTTGTTGTCCGACCACACCTTGCGCACGTGCGCGGCCAACGCCGAGATCGCGGGCTCGTCCGTGATCTCCACGGCATCGGTGCCCACGGCCGTGTCCCGCTTCTCGATGTCCGCGAGGTTCAGTTGGCGGATGAGAGGGTTGACCCCTGTTTTTGCCGCTGCCGGCGACGGAGGTACAACCCTCGACGGTCCTACGGGTGTCGATCCTGTTGCGGAGCGGGTGCTTACCTGCATGGAGGGGTAGTGTACTGAAAGTGAGTGCCTGCTACCAGAACGGCGTCAGCGGCGTCAGTGGCTTCTGTGCCAGACCACTGTGCGCCGGCGCACGGGCCGCGCCTTGGCGTTGGTGACTTTGCGGTCGATCAGCTCGACCACGAAGCTCAGGGCGAGGGAATCGGCGCCGTCAGGGCTGCGCCCTGAGTTCTTCTTGCAGTCCTTCTTGCTCTGAAGCTGGATGCGCATTTTCACGTCGTGCCCGTAGTCCAGGCTGCACAGTTCCTGCTCCAAAACATCTTCGTCCGGGATCTGCCCCGTTTCCAACCACGTGCGCATCCGGCCCCACGCTTCCGAGCGCTGGTTGAAGTATTCCTTGTCGTCCTTGGCCGGCGCTCCCCACATGATCGGCAGCAGCGCGGCGTTGAGCCCGGGCGTGCGTTGCAGGGCGCTGTCCAGATCAGCACCGTTGCCGATCGCGTCGTAGGCAATGATCGCGAAGGGACCGTCTTTTCTGACGAGTTCGAGCACACGCCCTGCGACCTCCGGCCCGTCGAAACCCGACATGCGGATTTGGTAGTGGACGCGCATGCCCTGGCGCAAGGTGATGACCGTGAAGTCGTCCCCGAAGCGCGCTGGGTCGATCGACAGGATCTTCGGGTACATGCGGTACATGCGCTCGTCGATCCGGCGGCGGCGCGCACCACCCACAAGCTCGGGGGAGATGTAGTTCGAGAAGCCGGCGCGCGGGAACATGCCCTTGACCTTGACGCGCACGTAGTCGGAATCTTCCCCGTACTCGTCGATCCACGCCTGGATTTCTTTCTTGTTCGTGAAGCGCACCGTGCGCGAATCGACCCGGCGGTATGTGAACGGCGAACGGTTGCCGGTGCACTCCTTGTGAAAGCGCCCGGTCGTGCGTGTGGGGTTACCGTAGACGCACCAGATGATCTGCGTCTTGGCGTCGGTCATTGCTCCGTCCGCCTTCTCCCAGATCACGTCGGCGATACCCGCGCTCTCGTCGAAGATGAGGAGCAGTCGCTTGCCCTTGTTGTGCAGGCCGGCGAACGCTTCGGAGTTGTTCTCCGACCAAGGAATCTGGTCGATCCGCCAACCCTTGGCGCGCACGGGATCGTTGGCGATGAAGATGGCCGTTGCCGTGAGCGTGAACAGTTCGCGCGCCTTGAAGCACTGGTACCACTTCGACAACTCGGCCCAGGTCTTCGTCTTGAGCTGCGTGTCGGTGTTGGCAGTGACGACGCCACGCGTATCCGCGGCGGTGCTGATCGCCCACAGGATGAGCCACGAAACCTCTGCGGACTTGCCGACGCCGTGCCCGGCAGATATCGCTTCGCGGATCACGACGTTCGGATCGTCGCCCGCCAGCATCTTGTTGCGGATGCTGTTCAGGTGCTCGATCTGCCAAACCTCGGGCCCTCCTTCGTCTTCGAGCGTCGTGTTTGGCTCTCCCCACGGGAAAGCCCATAGGACGAAGCCCAGCGGATCGAACTTGAAGTCGGCCAGCTCATCCAGGAGCTGGCCGATGGGTGTGTGCTCGAACTTCTTGCGCCGCACCTCTGCGACGGGCACCGGCACAGCCAGCCGGGCGTCGATCGCGGCGTTGGAGATCACCGGCGCAGTTTGCTTGCCGGCGGACGCGTGCGGGGCGGATACGGCTTGCCCCCGCCCGCGCGGCGCTGCACATCCAACGCAATGGCGATAGCCTGCTTGCGCGGCTTGCCTGCATCCATCTCGGCGGCGATGTTCTTGCCGATGGCTTTCTTGCTCGGGGACTTGATGAGCGGCATGATCGTTTCCTTTCAGGAAGCAAGTTCCGCGGCGCTCAACCCGGTGTCAACGACCTCGACGAGCGGAACGGGAGCGCGCAACCGCTGCGGTGGTGCACGTTGCGCGTTCAGCCGGTCGGCCAGCGCGTTGGCCAGTTCGCTGACACCATCACCTTCGGTGCCGATCAGCTTTTGCTGCCGGCCGAGAAAGTTGAGCGCGTTCATCTTGTCGTGGCGGCGAATCTTCGCGATGCGCACCATCTCTCGATCGTCGCCGCGCCCCTCGAAGCGAACCTCTTGGTCGACTGAGGAAACCGTCGCGGCCGTGTCATCGTCCCACTCGTGCGGGTCGCGTAGCTTGCCGCCTTCGTCGAAGGCATCCCGCGCGTCGGAATACGCAATGCGCGCCACTTCGAGCAGCGTGCGATTCGGTGTCACATCCGCGAGGGAGAGGGCAGCTTTCTTTGCCATGACGATCCTTTGGACAATCGCATCATTTTGCATCACCGCCCGCTGCGCTTCATCCACGGTGACATCCGCGGCCGCTGCGGCCGCTTTCAACGTGCCTCCGTTCCCAAGCACCGCGACGAAGGCCGCGATGCTGCGCTCGCGCTCGCGTGCGCTTTCGTCTTCAATGGATTCGACGGGGGTCGATGGCGGCGGCACTGGCGCCGGGGGCGAAGGCGTCAGAGGCGGCAAAAATCTGTTCGCTGCCAATGAGCAGCGGCTCTCGGTGGAGTTGTACACGTAGTTTCTGGTTGAAGTCGAGGATGTGCTTCTGGATCGCTGCTACGGCGCTGGCCCAGTTCGTGCGCTCGACATCATCCATGCCGCCGCCACGCAGCATCTCGTCGATCAGCTTGGTCGCGTACTCCTTGGCCGCGTCCAGCGTGGGTTCGATCGGAGCTTGCGTTTTCCAGGTCAAAGTCTTGACTTTGCCGCTCGGGAATCTGAACGCGATGCCGCCGGTATCAGTGCTGCCGACTTTCGCTTCGAGCCTGTAGATTTGCGTCATGCCAAGGATAGTAATCACACACTTCGAGGGTTGTCAACAGGGGGCCGTGGATTTCATATTGTGAAATCCAAGGAAGATCGCGGATTTCACAATGTGAAATCCCCTGGAATTCTGCAAAATTTTTCACCGTAAAAAATTGCGGTCTTCACCCTGTGAATTCTGCAAAACTTTTCACTGCAAAAAATTGCGGCCAGAACTTCGCAGATAGTCGATTTGCGGCTCTGGGGTTCGAGCTGCGCCTGAAGGGGGTGGACCCCCAAGCCAAAGCGGGGCCTCCCCCGGGGGGCCCGAGCCCCGATTCGCCAGCCGCCAGCCGCCAGCCGCCAGCCGCCAGCCGCCAGCCGCCAGCCGCCAGCCCACACACCCCCGCGCGCTTTCCACGATTCGCTAATCGCGACTCGCGCTCGGCGTGCCCGCCGGTCGACCGGGGTTCCGGGTGCCGGTCGACGATTGGACGATTCGCCAATCGCTCACCTGGGCGTGCACCATCGAGGTGCAACTCTCACATTGTGAGATGCGAATTGTGGATAACTTGTGGACAACCTGCTACTTATCCCCAGGAAAATCGCAGACTTGCTACTTTGGACTGCCGAGCGCGGGTTTACGGGGGTTTCACAATGTGATATGTAACCAAGCGTAACCGCATATAGGGTTCTAGGGGCACGGCAGTTCCCCTACAGAATGACGCGCTACAATTAGCGCTCCCGTAACCCCTCACTTCCTGAAAGGCTCGACATGCTCACCAAGCTCGAAGCTCAAACCCTCACATATCGCGACAACCTAGTCCACGCCACGCTGAAGGATTCACGCGGTGAGCCCGTGCGCTGTCGCGTCAATGGCGCCTGCAAGGTCTGGAAGACCCGACCGGAAGAATTCAAGCTCCCCGTAAAGCATGGGCTGTACACGTGTTTCTATGTGACCGAACGCAACGCGGCCGAGTGGTCGCGCGTGGCTTGATCGGATGCACCCTACAGCGCATCGAGCGCTGTGGGCTGCACCTTCGCAGCGCACACACCCAAAGGATATTTCCCCATGGACGCAATCGCGAAAACTTCCACCGGCGCCGATGCCTTCGCTTACGTTGGTGCGCCAGCATGGCATCGGAAAGGGCAAGAGTTGACCAAAGGCGCGAGCCTTGAACAGTGGTCCATCGACTCCGGTATGAATTTCCAGGTCAATCGCTCCCGGGTTCGCTTCGGTGAAGGCGCGAACCAAAGAATCTACGAAGACAAGCACGTGTTGTTTCGCTCAGACACCAAGGCGCCACTCGCCGTGGTCTCGCCGGGTTTCCACATCGTGCAGCCGCGCGAAGTGTTGTCGTTCTTCGCAGACATCGCCGGCAAACGCGGCGCCTATCTCGAAACTGCCGGCGTGCTGCACGGCGGCACCCACTTCTGGGCCATGGCGAATATGGGGCTGGAAGACACGATACGCGGCAACGATGCCATCCGCTGCCGGCTGTTGCTCGCAACCGCTGTCGACGGGAGCATGCGCACCACGGCGAAGGAAATCGCCGAACGGGTTGTTTGCGCGAACACCCTGCGGGTTGCCATGGGTGAAGCGACAAAATCCATCGTGCGGGTTTCGCATCGCTCGGTTTTCGATGCCGATGCCGCCAAGACCAAGCTCGGCGCCACGAATGGCGCCTTCGCGGCCTTCATTGCGGCCGGCCGCGCACTGGCGCAGATTTCCGTTACCCGCGCCAAGGCAGAAGAATTCGTCGCAAAGCTTCTGCTACCCACGACCACGAAGACAGACCCGGCCACGACTCCCGGCTTCGCCAAGATCATGGCCCTTTTTCAAGGTGCTGGTATGGGATCGACGATGCTCAGCGCGCAAGGTACGGCATGGGGCTTATTGAACGCGGTCACGGAATACGTGGACCATCATGCCCGCGCACGCTCCGAAGACAACCGCATGGATTCCGCATGGTTCGGCCCGGGCGAAGAGTTGAAGACCCGCGCCTTCGCGATGCTCACTGCGTAGCGCTTACCGGCGGGGGCACCAAGCTCCCGCCGGTGTGCACCCCGCGCGCCCTTGCAACCCTTTGGAGAATCGCAGAATGACCGCCGCACGCACCGAGACCGCGCCCCCTTATTCCGTGGCGCCGTGGTCACCATCCGCGGACGATGAAGCAACGATCGCGGCCGCGCTCCGCATTTTGGAGAACCGCGTAATCGGCCAATCTCTGACAAGTCCGGCCGATGCGCGCAACTTCCTGAGACTCAAGCTCGCCTTGCTCGACCACGAAGTGTTCTGCGCGCTGTTCCTTGATGCGCAGCATCGCGTGATTCACTTCGCTGAACTGTTCCACGGCACGCTGACGCAAGTCTCTGTGTACCCGCGCGAAGTGGTGCGCGCTGCCCTTGCCTTGAATGCTGGCGCCGTGATCCTTTGCCATAACCACCCGTCAGGTTCGCCGGAGCCATCACGCGCCGATGAGCACATTACGCAAACCCTCAAGGCGGCATTGGCCCTTGTCGACGTGCGCGTGATAGATCACGTAGTCGTCGCGTCGACCGGCGCGGTGTCACTGGCTGAACGCGGTTTGATGTAACCCCCTAACCCATTGGAGAACTGCACCCGTGGCAATCTATCTGGGCTTGAACGCCGAGACCGGCGAACGCGTGATTTTCAGCTCGACCCAAAATCCGAACGCGGCGACGCATGGCGCGCGCGTCGTCGCTTGCATCGGCCCTTTCCGCACCTTGCGCGGCGCGCGCTTCATGCGCGACCACGGAGGCAATAACCCGCACTGCCGGTGCGTCGCGGATGCCGAGTATCTCGCGCCGCGGGCTGCACCGAAACCGTGCCCGGCTCCCCCAATTCCCCCCGCCCCCTAGCCCATTGGAGAACTGCAAAATGCAAACCGCAACCCTTACCCCTTCCCTCGAATCCCACGGCATGCCCACGCTTACCCTGCGCCGCAACAATGGCACGAGCGCTAACGTGCCGGTGCTGGAAAAGCCCCTCGCATGGCAAACCGCCGGCCTGACCTACACGGCATCCGGCTACGGTCGCCGCATCCCGACGCGCCACATCGTGCGCATCGACGGGAAGTGGCGCCGCGTTTACTGCTGCATTTTCTCCAATATCGGCACGTGCTACGTGGGCAAGTTCAGCGACGGCAACATCATCACGGACTAGGGTCACACCATGATTCTCTACAAAGTTTCATACAAAACGGACGGTGGGACATGCGCGGGTTTCACATGGCACCCATCGAAGCGCGAAGCCGATCGCGCCGCGCGAATCTATAAACGCGAAGCTGAACCGGATGAAGCCCTGCCCGAGGTGCAACCCGTAGCCGTGGTACTAACGAAAGGCGGGATTCTGTCTCTGCTTTTCCACCATGCGCAGCACCCCGATAACGGGTAACGCGCAAACCCCCAACTTTTGGAGAATCCCTCAATGAAACTTCGCACGCGCTCAGACTTGAAAGCCGCAGCCGAATACTTCGCTAAAGCATGCAACTATTCCCGCATACACGAAGCCCTTGGTGCAGCGCTGCTGACCCGACACGGAGACCACGGGCCGCAAATTAGCGGATGCATCCGGGAACACTTCCCCAAAGACAAAAAAGACGCACTGCGCCATCTCGCCGAGAGCGTATCGCATGCGCTGGAATCAGCGTGGGCTGCTAGACCGAAAGGTGTCCGCATGAAAACCATGCGAGCCCTGGGCCGCGAAATTGCCAGCGAAGACGGGTGCGGTTTCTACGGGCCTCAGCGTTAACCCCCCAACTTTGGAGAATTCTGCAATGGACCAGATCACCCGCGCGCTGTTGGATGCCGTGCCCGCCTCTACGGCTACCCTTCGCGCTCGAATCGCCGCTGTGCGCTGGGGCCCGGTGGAGACCCTGAACACGATCACCTTCACCTTTGACGGCAAGCCGTACATCGGCCGCATGCTGGGCCGCAACGCCGACCTCGTGATCGGCCACAGCAGTGAGACAGACCAAAGCGTGGCACTACGCGTGCTTCTGGACGGCGATGCGAAGCCCGTCGCCTAGACCCCAACCCGAAAGAACAACCCACCATGTTGCAAATTGCCATTTTCCAGAGTTCTACAAACGACCGATGGTCCTACGCACCCGCATCGGCCGTCGCGCTTTTCCAGCACGACGACGGCGAGCACGACACATCCGCGGATGCTCTCGCCGCAGCACTCGAAGACGAATCGATACCGGCGGGTTCAACCTTCAAGATTACGCAAACACCCGCCTAGACCTCAACCCCGGGCCCGGCCGCGCTGGGCCTGGGGGTGCGGCTTTCGCATCGCTCAAACCTAGAGGAAAACCGTGAACCACACTTCATTCGATGCACGTCTCGCCCTGCCCCCTGTGATCGCCGCGGGGGTAGCCGCCGGCTACTGGACCGCACTGCCTCAGGAAAAAGAAAGCGAAGGGTTCGACTGGTACTGCGGCCGCAACGTGCTCACGCCCAGCGGGAACACGTTCCAGATATCGGCACGCGATGGGAAGATTTCCGCCTGCGTGGCAACACTCCACGATGAAAAGCCGCACGGCACTGGCGTGAAAGTGAGCGCAACCGAAGTCGGAGATCAACTCTGCGCCAGTGCCGACGCAACTCGGGATCCCGCCAGAGTCGCGCAAGACTTGTTCCGGCGAGTGGTTTCCAATCCGAAAGCCCAAGCCTTGGCCGACAAGGTGCGCGCAAAGCTCACCGAACGCTTAGCCCAACGCGCCCGCCTGCTGCAATACGTCGACATCCTGAAACCTCTGGGGTTCAGCTTTTCGGTGAACTATCCGCTGAGCGATTCCGAAACCGCTACCGCATCGCTGTGGCATCGAGACATGGGCCGCGTGCGGCTGAATGCTGCCGGGGAAATCTACGTCGACCACATCACGATCGAGATCGCAAACGTGGGCGCGATCATCCCCTTGCTCAAAAAGTGAGCGTCTCTCAACCCCTCAACCTTTGGAGAATCTGTAATGCAAGACCGAACCAAATTCATTCATTCGGGCCGCCGCTTCACGTGGCACCTCGAAAGCGACGACACGGCGTCGCCCCCGTGGGAAGATGGAGATTGCTGGGGTGTTGTCACCGAATGGACTCGGCGAGACAAGCACCCCGGGGAGCGTATTCTGTGCGCCGATCGTGGCTCTCGCCGTTTCTACGACGTGCCGGCCAGCATGACGAAGGCCCTTGAAGTGTGGGGGTGCCTGACGCGCGCCGACGCGGCCGTGCAGGTCGACGTCGATTTCAAGCGGCTGCGCGACTGGTGCAACGATTATTGGTGGTGTGTCGGCGTGATCGTCACCGATTGCGCAACTGGCGAAACTGAAAGTCTGTGGGGTATCGAATCCGATTCGACTGACTACTTTCCGCAAGTGGCAGAAGAACTTGCCGATGCGTTGAACGCACCACGTCGCGAGGCGTGGCTGGAAGCCCTGCGCAACGCGCGCCACGCACGCGCACACGCCCGCCAGCGGTTCGCGCACATCGTCAACACGATTGAACTTTCACGGAGTGCAGCATGACCCACACCTACACAACCGAAGGCGCAATCAGACGCGCATTCTGGCAAGGAAACGCACAGTTGCGATCGCAGTTCAAGCGCGGCAAAGCTCAAAACGACTATAACGCCACTATCCGCAGCGAATGGGTGGAGTTTGTCGACATGCTGGCACGCGACGGCCATATCAGCGAAGCACTCACTGAGCACCGCTTGCGTGACGTGAAAAAACGGTTTTCCCTGTGCGTCGCGGATGCCGCCGCCAACACGGCCATTGCTCGCGCAAGGGGTACGCTGTGATCTACACCTACGTGATCGTGTCGCGCGATTCGCTACTGAACGTGCGCTGTAACTACACGGCTGCACTGGCCGTGCTGGCGTATCACCGCAAGAGTCAACCCGCCGCCCTCGTGCTGGAAACCTGCACGGAAAGGGGTCAATGCACCGAGACCATGGTTGTTGACTTCGACGCCCCGATCCCTGCCACCCCCAACTGAAAACGGAGAAACCATGCCTTGGAAGTTGAACATTTTGGACAAGTCCCCCGCGCGCTTGCTTGACCCCACCGGGGATGTCGCCGCGCAGGTCTATCTCACGGACAAGGACCGCAAGCGAACGCCCAAGTCCATGGCCCGGGCTCAGCGTCTGCTCGATACGCTGAACGCGGCCGAGCGCACCGACGCAAGTCCCGCCGGCACCAGCACCAGCACCGATGCCCAGATCGGCGCCGAGATCCATACCCGGACCTTCATGGCATCGATTCTGCGTTTCTGGAAAACATGCGACGCGCAAGAGACCGAGCTGAAGCCCGTTTATGTCCTGCTGGCTGATGTTGTGGACGGTGGAAAGCAACCCGCCGGCTACTACCTCGGACACGCCACGAATGTGAAATCGGCTGCTCATCGACAAAGAGAACTGCAAGCCGAAGGCACACCCTGCGTCATGGTCCTGATGAGGCGCGAGCAATGACTCCCGGCCGATTTCTGCTGTGCACTACCGCCATCGCGATCCTCGCAGCATGTATCGGGTACTACTCGCAACCTTCCCCCGAGTCGCACGCCACCGAGAAAGCTGCCTCCCTGGGCTTGGTTGGATGCCGACTTGTTGACACCGCCGCCGCCGGCTATTGGATCTCGTGCGGCCCGATGTGCGCACGATCCGTCTCCCTCTACCGCTACCAGTGCCTCAAGGGCACGTTTACGGTGGCCTATCCGATTCCTTGACCCCTGACCTCAAAGGAGAACTGAATGCTGAAAAATCCATTTCGACGGCCCGCGCCTGTGAGCGAGAACCCTTTGCACGGCGTGCTGACCGAAACTGAAGTGCAAGCCCTGCGCGAACGCAACGCGTGCCGCCTGGACGCCTTGAACTTCATTCTGGGGCGTGACGTGCGCCTCTTTTCTGGCCGGCACGGTAACTGGGAACCGTTGACCGCGGGCCTGGATGAAGACCCGCACCGACCTTGGTGGCCCGCCGAGGGAGGTTAACCGCACGGCTGTCTTCCCCTGGGGTGATTTCGTGAACTATTCACGGAATGGTACCTGAGGTACCCGAAAAAAGCACTTTCCCTTATCTCTATATATATTGTGTGTGTGTTGTGTGTAATCTGGGAGAATAGGGAAAGTGCTTTTTTCAGGTACCTCAGATACCATTCCGTGAATAGGTCACGTATCAGAGGTGCCTGGGGTGTC